CCGCTTTTCTGACAAATATCTTCATATAAGTATCTGCCTGCTTGAATATTGATTGCTTTTTCACCATAGTTTCCCTGGTCGTTCTTAAAAGTATTAATCCAATCAGGACCAGTTGTTAACGGGCGTTTTGTTGTATAACCGTGTACGATTGCTTTGCGCCCATCTCTGAAATGCTTGATGAATGGTTTACCCATCATACGCCCAGTAGGATATTTATGACCAGGCAATGCTTTTGAACGCCATTTATCTGTAACTTTTTCTCCATTTGCAAAAAAGGCTTTGTTAGGTCCGTAAACTTCTCCAACAAACTGATAATGCAGATACTTGGCTGTTTTATTAGTCTCTGGCCATGCTACCCAGGCAGAGCGTTCATTGGCTAATACACGTGCAGAATTACGCAAAGCACCAGTCTTTTTAGGAACACGAAAATTAATAAAGTGTCGATATGCGCGCGCAATATTCATCATTTGGTGGCGGTTACCAAAATTACCCCAAGTCCATAATTCATCTTTGGTTTTATCTGTCATTAGGATGGTGTATGTTATGCCAATTCCGCGCATATTACTTTCCTACAATTCTATAATGCTCTAATCCAAGTCCTTCGCCCGTGTTATCAACATAGGTTTCTATCTCAATACACGCGTCATATTCCTTGTATTTTGATATAAGGTCAGTAGACCGTTTGCCTGCAACATAATCATCAATAATATCGTCCACTTCACCTAAAATGATTATATCACCATTTCCAATGGTAAAGTATTCAGCTCTATTGGTAAGTTCTTTCCATGTGCGCTTATCCACATATCTATCGTCTTTGGGTATACGACAAATAATGTCTTTTGTTTCAAGGCGTATTCCAGTTGTTGAAGTACCAAAACGCCCCATATTATAAAGCACATTTGTCGCTTTCCAAAAACAATTTTCTACAACTGTTTTATACCAACTAACTCTTTGAGTAGTTGGGTCAACAAGTTTGTTATAGATTGTGATGGTTTTAGTCCACCAAGCAAACGGAAAATTACTCACCGGGATAAAGCCCCCTATAAAGCAGTTTTCTGCCAGCGCTGTTCATAACACCCATAAGATACCGCGAAATACAACTATCAATCTCTTTCTTGGCCTTTTCATAAAGCATTTCTGCGGAAAAGACTGCATAGGTTGAAGATACACCATCATTTGATTGATTTGTAATCTGCGCGTTTACATTAATGCCGTGTGTAGATTGAACATCTGGCATAAGAGTATTATTGGTTACATTAAGTAAGGCAATAAGCTGATACATACAGATTTTAACGCGTTCGGGTATTTCAGTTTCATTCCAAAGACGATTAAATGTGTGCCAGTCGATATAGCCCTGGGCGTCAAGTCTAAGGTTATCAAAGAGGGTTTCGTCAAGCGTACCACCCATCTCTGTGTATTCATCATAGGTTAAGTAGTAAACCATCTAAAACCCTCCTTGTAACTCTTGTTAGTATCTATTAGCCGAGAGAGATAATTCTTGCAATCGGGATAGCCTTCAGGCTGATATACTGCTTTGTACCCTGCTCGTTGCTATTAACGAGTTCCCAGTTAGCGCCATTTTCAAGCTCATCATCAGTAGGAGAGAGGCTTGACATAGATGCCTTTGTGAACGAAATGCCGTAAGGAGCGAAGCACTTTCTCTGACGAGAATAGAGTGTGTCCTGACCACCGTTTGTCTTGGGGTCTCTGTCCATTTCGTAAGGAACCTTAGCACCGCAGTTGGTGTACTCGATAGCGCCATCACCGAATACATAAGTAATGTACTTGGGTGTGTTCGTAGGAGCCGTTGTCTGTGCAACAGTGAGAGTACCCTCAGGTGCGGCTGTGCCAACACCAGCAATAGCTGTTGCAGGAGCACCATAACCATACTGACCAGACTTCTCTGTAAGAGTAAGCACTGCACCATCACGAGCAACTGTGTAGTGTGTGTTAGCACTCATGGCAGATGCAAGACCTGTTGCAACTGCGGTTGCGGTCTGTGTGCCAGCAACTGTGAATGACGCACCGTCAACAGTATAAACTTCACCTGTAACAGGGTCGCCACCAACTGTTACCGTATAAACTCCACCAGCGGTGTAGTTGTTGATAACAGGCATACTATCGTCAACCATAACAAGTCTGCCGTTCAGAGTACCAATAGAGAGGTCTCTCTGGAGTCCGTTAGCGTCATTGTACTTGAGGTAAACGAGAAGCTTGAGGTTCTCGAGGTTGGTTGCTACGAAGGAGTGCATAATTGCAAGAGAGAACTTGCCCTTGTGGTCTCCACAAGCCTTCTGAATTGCAGTATTGAGTGATGTACCATCCATATAACCAGTAACACCCTCACTGTTCTGAACTGCGGAAATATCAGAAGTATGGCTTGCAACAAACTTTGAACCCTCAACATCAGACATAGCAAATACGCCGTTGAGAATATGAACGATTGTGTCTTGGTCAATCTCGTCCCAATACTCTGCGATTTGCTGGGCAACATTCTCCATAAAGTCAACGCCGCCAGTAATGTCATAAGAAAAGTCCTTCTCTGTCCAAGCAGCCGCACGACCTACAACAACTCTTGAATGAGAGAAGGTCTTTGTGCTGTTAGCTGTGATGTTTGTTTCACCATCATAGTTAAGAGGCGTAGAACCACTGATAAGACCCTTAAGGGGGGTTGTGATATAGTTTCCACCAGCCTGGTCTGCCATTGCAGAAGCGAGGTCGGGGCGCTGAACGATTGCTCTGGACTTAACCAGTTCATTCAGCTTGGTGTTAGGAATTCTATCCATATACTTCTGGAAGACTTCCCCATTAAAAAGTTTTGCGTCAAAAAGTCCCATAGATTTTCTCCTTTATTTAGTGGGTATTAAAAATTACTTGCACCACTTTGTTCATTAGCCGCCCTCATCATTTCAGAAAGAGAAGGTTGCTTTTGGGGAGCCGCGCCCGGAGTGGTACCTACGAATTGCGGCTTAGGCGCAGAAGCTCCTTGATTAGAAGTCTCTGCTGGTTGGGCTTCTTGCTTTACTGGAAATGCGTCAACATTGTCGGCACTCCAAACAGACTTAAAATCGTCTGCCCCAATAAGCGCGTCACCCTTCATTTTCAACTTTTCTTCGTTCATGGCACGAATAAAGTCTCTCTTGGCTGCCTGACTTGTGAACTCCAATGAGTTGGCATATTCTTTCACGGCAAACTTGTACTTTTGGTCTTCCAGTTGTTGTTGATACGCCTTTGTTGCTTCGGCATATTTAGTCTGCAAACTATCAAAACTTGTTTGTAGTTCAGACAATTTGGTTGCATCAGTACCAGCGTCATTTAACTTTGTTTGTAACTCGGAAAGGTCTTTATCTCTTTGCTTAATGGTGTCATTTAATTGTGCGATTGAATTGTCTTTGGAAACAATGTCATCATCATATTTTGCCTTACTTACATACTTACCCTCGGATAAATCTGTAAACTTCGCACCATCAGCCTTCGATAGTTCCTCGAATTGAGCAAAAGTCAATGTGCCGCTTTCTGCCTTGTCAAAAATTTCCTTGATGTTCACGAAAAGTTCCTCCTAAAACATTCTTTATATCCGCTTAATTTATAACCTCGCAGTTGCGGTACTGCGTGAATGTGTCCAAGTTTAAGTGTCATTGGACAAGACTATAATAAAGGCTTACGCCACTATTACCGAAAGAACTTTGAAATTGAAAACAATTATCATTTTCAATTTTAATTATTATATAATATTACCAGTCTGGCGTCAACATTAGTTATAATCTTTCACCCTTATCCGTTCAAGTTTAGCAGGTATATCACATTTCCGACTAAACTGTTTATATTGGGTAGTTAGAACACCAACTCTGTTACGCGCAGTTGCCATCATTTGCTTGTTGTCGAGATATTTACCATATAAATATTTCTCTTTGGCCTTTCTTATCTCGCGTTCATATCTTCTTTGAACCTGAGTACATTCATATAAAGTGCGGTGCTTACCGTTTTCATCAGTATAACCACGCTCGTTATCTTCCAAAATCTTGTCTAACTGTTTTTGCGTATAAGTGGGTTCTGCCCCTTTCTTTATCTTCATAAAGTAATGTCGGCAATTCCACTCACCAATGTTACGCTCAAAGCCCATATACCAAGTGCCATTTAAGTCCTTAAAATCTTCACCCGCCTGCATCTTCTTTACATCTTCTAAGGAGAATTGGTGACCTTGCGCGGGAGCGTGGTCAGGAGCGGGGTATATGTGAGCAGATAACTCCATAGCATTTGCCCCAAACTGTTTTCCCATAATATCTTGCATTTTATTAATGAGCGATTTTATACTGTCCAGAACATTAAATCGAATAGTAGAATTTGCGCTCACAGTATCGCGCGCGTTGTCAGACGGATTATTTATCATATAACGCACGCCGCTATCAAATAACTGCGTTTCTGTGCGTTTTAACGCTATATCTCGCAGTTCATTTGAGACATTATTATAAGTGAGTGCCTCCGAGATTACCGTTCTATACGCCTTATCTAAATCATAGGCTTTCAAAAGGGCGGGGTTCTTCAAATCGCGTAATACAAAAACGGGGTTTTGTAAAATTTGTTCCAGTTCTTTTTGAGCAGCCGCAGTAATATCTAATATCGCCTTGTGTAATTCTATATTTGCCTCTAATTTTATCTGC